GGTCCGCTTGATGCGCAGGCCGCAACCGTCTTCACCGCACTCAGTCCCGGCGGCGGGCAGGGCGCGTACTAAAAGCAGCCGTGCCTTAGCTGCTTTTAAGATAAGCCTTCACCGCAAAAGACGAGTCGCAAAAGGCTCGTCTTTTGTGATCAACAGGAAACCGTCAGGCCACCCACACCCAATCTTGCTCGGAGCCAATCGTGAAGCTGCTATGCGATGGAGCGTCCTTGGCTGCGGAAATAATGAGCTGTCCCCAGAATGAGGCTTGTCCCAGCCCAATGGGGTCCCAAACCGAGTTGCTGATGTTGAAGACGATTTGTGCCACCGGGTCGCTCTGGTTGCTATGTTCCTGCCCACCCCAGGCGATGGTGAAGGATGAGCCGACCATCGTGCTGGATTGGTCTTTCAGAGCATTGACAGTCGCATTGCGGATGTCGTTGCCGTTTCGCTCGTAAGACAAGCGGAAATAAAAATCTTGGTCCCCAATGCCAGCGCGCGGGTGGAATGCCTTCACATGCAGGGTTTCTATCACATTGTCCCATGTGGCAGTAGTGGGCGTATTCGGATGTTGGTAGCTCGGTGTATTCGAAGAACAATTGAACCCACCTTGCGAGACCACCGTTTGACCGGAGGCAAAGACAGCCATACCCAGGCTTGCGATAGCAACCGGATCGCGCTGTACCGTTTTGTTGCGGCTCTGCAACATACGCTGCACCGCCTGATTGCCATGTGTTTTCTGAAGCTGCTGCACCGCGTCACGGCGTGCGTTAGGGTTCGACCCGCCATCGCCGCTCTGGAGTGACCTGAGTGCAGCGGCGGTTGTGGATTGCTCAGGCTCTATTTGAGCGCTTTGGTCGGGCTGCTGAGGTGTAACACTTTCAAGTTTTCGGTTTATCCTGTACTGCGGCGTTGTAGTCATTTTGTCACCTTAATCAAAAAAACATGACGGTCAGTATAGCATAAAAAATATTCTGCGTTGCATCTACTAATACCTGCTGTTTGCGTCGTAGATGCCTATTTTCTGTCCATTTATAAACTGATACGAATTCATGTTCCAAATTGCCAATATTGCCCCTTGACATTTTAGAACAACTGCTCTAAGATTACCCCACAAGCGCAAACCGAATAGCCCCACGCAAGGAATCCCGAACCCCTGCGATATAAAAGAGTGAACCGTCCCGCTTCCATAATTGATCTGGTCTTTATAAAGACCAGTCTCCCTGGTGCAGGGCTTGACCGATCATCTTGACCGACCCATCTTCACCCGACTCATCTTCACCGTCCACTTATCGAAATCCAAATCCACAAAGGAGGCGCGCCCATGAAAAACAAGACCAACCCCAACCCGCTAACCTTGCTGCCGCCTCTCCATCAGGGTCAGCGGCGCGTTCTCGGCACGACCAAACGCTTCAACCTTCTCCTTGCCGGGCGACGCTGGTTCAAGACCTCACTCGCCGCGCAAATCGCCCTATCGAGTGCCACGCGCGGCAAACATATCCTGTGGGGTGCGCCTACCGAGGATCAAGCCCGCATCGGCTTCGATTGGCTCAACCGCATCACCAGCGGCATCGCTCAAACAAACCTGACGCGCCTCCAAATCCGGCTGCCCGGAGACGGCTGGATCATCTTCCGCTCCTTCCACAATCCTGAATACGCGCGCGGCTTCACCGTTGATGGGGTCGTGATCGATGAAGTGGCCGATGTTCAGGCCGCCACCTGACGCGAGGTTTTGCGCCCGATGCTGATCACCACCAAGGGCTGGGCGTGGCTTGTCGGCACTCCAAAAGGGCGCGGTTGGGTCTGGCAGGAATGGCATCACGCCGCTGACCGCAGCGACTACGCACGCTGGCAGGCTCCCACGCTCGGCGTGACGATCACCGAAGACGGACTCATCCGCGACCAACATCCGCTCGAAAACACGACCATCGACTACGCAGAAATCCTCGACATCTTCCAGACCGTGCCGGAACGCACCTTCCGGCAGGAAATCCTCGCAGAGTTCGTCACCGATGGCGGCGGCGTCTTCCGCGGACTCGACGCAGCCTGCGTCCTCTACCCGGCGCTCGCGCCGCACCCCGGCCACCGCTACGTGATGGGCGTCGATTGGGGACGCAGCAACGACTTCACCGTGATCAGCGTCCTCGATGCGACGATGGGCGAGCAGGTTGCCATCGACCGCTTCACCGGAATCGGCTGGGATGTGCAACGCGGACGGGTGCGGGCGCTGGCCGAGCGCTGGCTCCCTGCTGCAATCATCGCCGAAGAAAACAGCATCGGCGGTCCGAATATCGAAGCGCTCATCGCCGACGGGCTGCCCGTGCAGCCGTTCTATACCACCTCGCGCAGCAAAGACGAGCTGATCGGGTCACTGACCCTCGCCCTGGAACGTGGCGAACTCAAGCTTCTGATCGAACCTGCGCAATTGGAAGAACTCGCCGCCTACGAGCTGACCCGCCTTTCCAGCGGCGCGTACCGCTACAGCGCACCATCGGGCGGCCACGACGACCGCGTAATGGCGCTCGCGCTCGCCTGGTATGGCGTCCGCTACGGCGCTGCCACCATCGCGTTCGCCCGTCCCTGAATGCGACCCGCGCATTGTGTAGGGGTCGGGCTTGACCGACCCATCCCATCCCACCCGCCAAATCAAAAGGAACCAAAACCGAATGTCCACTGCCACCCTCTCCGACAAAACCACGCTCATCGCCAGCGGCACGAACCTCTCCGCAGCCGTCCCGCTCGATGGCGGGATGCCCGCCGCCGTCAGCATCCCCGCCGGCTGGACCGCCGCCGCGCTCACCTTTCAGGCCAGTATCGACGGTGGCCTGACCTTCTTCGACTTCTACGACAAAGCCGCCACGGAATACGCCGTGAGCGTCACCGCCAACCGCATCTTCATCCTGCCGTTGAACGACCTCGCAGGCTTGACCCACCTCAAATTGCGCAGCGGCACGAGCGCGACCCCGATCACGCAGACCGCCGACCGCGTCATCATGCTCGGTTTGCGGATGGTGTCGCGGTGAACGTCCTCGAACGGCTCTTCAAACGCGCTCCACCGAACACCGACCCGGCGCGCGTGCGCTACCTGCGGGCGCTCGGTGAGCATAACGGACCGTTCTTCCCGCGCCTCGATCAGTACGCCTCGCAAGCCGATGAATACCGCCGCTCGGCGTGGGTCTATGTCTCCGTAACGCGCATCGCGGAAGCCGCCGCGCTCGTGCCGTTCTCCGTCTACCAACTCAGCGGCGAACAGCGCGCACCCGTCGCCAATCATCCGATTGAAAAGCTGCTCCGCGCGCCGAACCCGTTCATGAGCCAGTTTGAACTTTTCGAGGCGACCTACGGCGCGCTCGAACTGTGCGGCAACGCCTACTGGTTCCTGAGCGGCGGCGGTATCGGTGAAGGCGCGCCCGTCGAAATCTGGCCGCTGCGCCCGGATCGCGTCCGCATCGCTGCCGACCCGGACCGCTTCATCGCGGGCTATGTCTATAGCGTCGGCGGCGTCGAAGTGCCGCTCAAACGTGAGGAAGTAATCCACTTCAAACGCTGGCATCCCGGCGCGGACCTCTACGGCCTCAGCGCCCTCGAAGCTGCCGCGCTCGCCAGCGCCACCGACCGCGGCATGAGCGAATATAACCGCAAGTTCTTCGGAGCCGAACGCGCGATCCCGGCGGGCGTCGTCACCCTGCGCGAACTGGTCAGCGATGCCGACTTCGAGCGTATCCAACGCGAATTTCTGGAAACGTACAGCGGCACGAGTCGCCGCACGGCCTTCATTCGCGGCGCACGGGGTGGTATCGAATGGCAGCCGCTCGGCCTCTCGCAACAGGAGATGAGTTTCATCGAAGGTCGCCGCCTCTCGCAAGAGGAAATCTTCACCGTATTCGGACTCCCGCTCGGCATGGTGCGCGAGAGCGCCACCGAAGCCAGCGCCAAGATCGCGGAGAAAGTCTTCCGCGAGCAGACGCTCTGGCCGAAGCTGGTCCGCGTCGCGCAAAAGCTGACGCAGGAACTCACGCCCTTTTATGGTCCCGATCTGGTCATCGAGCCGGAAGAGACGCGCGACCTCGACCCCGACCTGGCCGCGATTCAGGCCGCGCAGGGCTACCTCACCGTGAACGAGGTACGCGCCCGCTACTGGAAATTGCCCCCCATCGCCTGGGGCGAACAATCCGTCACCATAAATAATTCCGCACCGCAGTTGTAGGGGCGCGGCTTGACCCGCCCGAAAGGACACCCCAATCACCCACATCCTCAAATCGCTACCCGGCGACCGTCTGGGCGGCTACCTTGTCGTCTTCGGCGGTCCTGACCACCGCGATCTCTCCGGCGAATACTTCACGCCGCAGACCGACTTTCGGCTCGGCGCGTTCGACCGCAGGCCAATGTTTTACCATCACGGGCTAGACCCCCAGATCGGCGCGGAGCCGATTGGCGTCATCGAAAGCATCAAAGCGGATGCAATCGGCCTCTGGGCAGAAGCGCAGATCGACCGCGCGCACCGCTACGCCGCCGCGATCCTCGACCTGATCAAGCAGGGCGCGCTCGGCTGGTCATCCGGCACGCTGCCCTATCTCATGCGCAAGGCCGCCGACGGCGCAATCACGCGCTGGTATATCGTCGAAGGTTCCGTCACGCCGGAGCCGTGCGAACCCCGCCACACGCAGGTATCCGTCAAATCACTCGCAGCCGTGAGCGCGGCTTATAAATCGCTCGCCCTATCCACACAACCACTCATGCAGGAGCTTACCTTGGACGAAATCACAACCTCATTCTCACTCGAACCCACCGCGCTCGATGGCCTCAAAAGCATCGTGCAACAAGCCGTCGCGGACGCCGTGCGCGATGCACTCAAAACCGAAATGCCGCGTAAACGGCTCCCCTTCCCCGTTGAAGAAAACGGCACGAAGGCCGCCGAATCGCTGCGCATCGAAGTCACCCGCGCCACCAAATATAGCCCGATGAGCGCCGAAGATATGAGCTTCCTCGCGGAAATCGCGCCGAGCATTTCCGGCCTGCGTCTGCCCGAAACGTTCTACCGTGAACTCGCGGATAAGAGCGTGAAAGCTGTCAATAGCGGGCGGCTCGGCATGGAAGCCGTCGAAGGGTTGGTGCGAACCTACGGCGCGAGCTTCAAGGCCAACGAACTTTCGACCATCGGCCAGAGCGGATTCGGCGCGGAATGGGCAGCCGACTCGTGGCGCGCTGAAATCTGGGCGAAGGTCCGCCAGGATAACGTCATGGCGCAGGTGTTGCCCATGATCGAGATGCCGACCAACCCCTGGGAACTGCCCATCGAAAGCACCGACCCGACTGTCTACTTCGTCCCGGAAACGACCGACCAGACGCAGTTGGTGTATGGTACGGGCAACCCAATCACGCAGACCAAAGCCGGGACGGGCAAGCAGACGATGAACGCCAAGAAGCTCGCGCTGCGCCTCGCCTGGTCCAGCGAACTCAACGAGGACTCGATCCTCCCGGTCGTGACGCAGTACCGCGCGCAGGCTGTCCGAGCCTTGCAGAATGCGATTGATAACGTGATCCTGAATGGGGATACGGCCACCGCCGCGAACACGAACATCAACCTGATCGATGGCACGCCGACCGCCGGGACCAAATACCTCGCCTTCGACGGCATCCGCAAATACTGCCTCGTCACGAACGCTTTGCAGCGCTTCGACGGCGCGGGCGCTCCCACCATGCCGACGCTGCGTAAAGGGCGCTTCCTGCTGCGCGGAGATTACGCGCTGCGTCACCGTGACTGCGCGTGGATCGTCGATGATCAGGCGTATGGCAAGCTGCTCAGTGTCGATGAGTTCTCCACGCTGGATAAAGCGGGAGCCGCCGCCACCAACCTGACCGGGCAAATCGGCATGATGGATGGCGTCCCCGTCTTCGCATCCGCTGAACTCGGCCTGAGCCGTACCGCTGACGGCAAGATCAGCGCTACGCCCGTCAACAATACGAAAGGTCAGGCAATCATCGTTTTCAAGCCGAACTGGTTGATCGGCTACCGTCGGCAGGTGCAGGCCGCGCTCGAATATGTCAGCTTCGCGGATGCCTATCACCTGACGGTCACGGCGCGCGTGTGCCTCGCCAGCTTCGATACGCAGAGCGCCGCCGCCATCTTCGACCTGACCGTCTGACCTCCATTGCGGGCGGGTCAAGCCCCACCCCTCCAAACACAATCGCCCTCTGCTGTAGGGGTCGGGCTTGACCGACCCATCTTTTGCAATTCTCGCGTCGGGCGGGTCAAGCCCCGCCCCTCCAAACATAATCGTCCTCTGCTGTAGGGGTCGGGCTTGACCGACCCTTCTACCGACCCATCCACCGATCTGCTCTACCGACCCACTCTCATCAAAAGGAACCCTCCCACAAAAAATGTCCACCCTCTCCACCTACGCATGGCTCGCGCAACTTCGCGAACGCTTCGGGCTTGGCGCAGCCGACACCGCCGACGATACGCGCCTGCTCCGCAAACTCCGTACCGCGAGCGCCGCCATCGACCGCTATACCGGGCGGCGCTTCATGCCCTGGTCGGAAGCGCTCGCGGTCGATTATCACAGCGCGACCCGGCTTCCACTCCCGCGCGACCTCCTGGACCTGACCGCGCTCACCAACGGCGACGGGTCGGCGTTCGCGCTCTCCGATGTGAAGCTGGTCGGCTACGGTCCAATTCATACGCTTGCGGTCGATCCCGGCAAGGTCACGTTTGCCTACTCGACAATCCCGCTCCGTGCGCTCACCGTGACGGGCGTATGGGGCTTCCACGAACGCTACTCGCTCGCGTGGCGTGCATCCGGCGACTCGCTTGTGAGCATCAACGGCACAGCAACGCCCAACACGATTACGGTAGCGAATGCCGCCGCATCCGATCCGGCGGGCGAAGCGCCGCGCTTTCAGGCAGGCCAGCTCTTGCGCTCCGGGTCCGAATATCTGAACGTGCTGGCTGTCGATACTGCCACCAACGTTTTGAAAGTCGGACGCGCCGCGCATGGCACGACCGTCAGCGCAGCCGTAAGCGACGCGCTCTCCATCTGGATACCGCCAATCGACATCAGCGAAGCCTGTTTGCTGATCGCGGCGTGGCTGATCCGGCGTGAGGATGCAGGCGAAGCGGAACAGGTCACGGAAAAATCGGTCGGCGGCGTGGGCGTCGGGTCCGGTTTGCCCGCACAGGCACTCGCGTTGCTCGATCCCTACCGCCGGATGAGCGGTGCGGCATGAGCTACGCAACCGCGCTCGCCAATCTTGCCGCGTTGAGTGTCCCCGGCGTCACGCATAACTACGCGCCCACCGCAATCCCCGACCGCCTGAGCCGCGCGTTGCTGCCCGCGTTGCTCGTCCTGCCGCTCCTCGAAGACTTGGATCACCAGCGTGTCAGCACCTTTCAACTGCAAACGCCTTCCGGTTCGAGCGCCGCCGTCGGCTACTTCTGTACGCATTTGCTGCTCTATACTGTCATCGGTTCCGGCTTCGGCGCTGCGGATTGGACGGCGGGGCTGACGGCGCTTCTGGATAACTACGCCGCAGCCGTCCGCGCCGATCCGCGACTCGGTGGGACGCTCGCCAAACCATCGGAATATATCGTCCTGCCGGGTCCGCTGCGCTGGGGCGGCGGGCGCTACATGGGCGCGCGTATCCAGCACCGCTTGCAGGTGGTCTATCCGTAATTTCGCCATGTTCGGCGCAAAACCGGGACGGAGGCGGATGGGTCGGTCAAGCCCGACCCCTACACCGGAGGCGCGATTGTGTTTGTCGGGACGGAGGCAGATGGGTCGGTCAAGCCCGACCCCTACACCGGAAGCGCGATTGTGTTTGTCGGGACGGAGGCGGATGGGTCGGTCAAGCCCGACCCCTACACCGGAGGCGTGCATTATGTAGGGGCGGAGCTTGACCCGCCCAACACACAGAGGAGAAATTCATGGCCGTGATCTTCAAATTCGAGGTGAACTGGACAGGTTCAGCGTGGGTCGATGAATCCGCGAACGTACAGAGCTTCAACAGCGCGGTCGGGTTCGCAGGCGATGCGGCCTATGAACCCGTCGCGAGTGTCGGGACTCTGCGCGCCGTACTGGATAATCGAACCGCGCGCTATTCGCCGGATAATGCCGCGTCGCCGCTGGCGGGTCTGGTCCTCCCGCGCCGCAGGGTCCGCATGATGGCCTATTCCAATAGCGTCTGGTATCCACTCTTCTATGGCACACTGGAACGCATCGAACCCGACGCCGGATCGGAAGGCGAGCGCCGCGTTACGCTCACCTGCGCGGATGCGTTCATCCTGCTCGAAGGCAGCCGCTACGCCACCACCTTGCAACAGGACAAACGCGCCGACGAACTGATCGCGGGCATCGTCGCGGCCACTTTCACGCCGACCGCGACCGCCTACGATCCCGGTTCGGAGCGCTTCCCACTGGCTGCCGATGGTTGGAGCAGCGACCAGACCACCGCGCGCGAGGCGATTCGTGCGGCGGCGCTCTCCGAATATGGCCGCTTCTACATCGCGCCGGATGGCTCCGCGCGGTTCACCAATCGCTTGCGGCTGATGAAGCAGGCCGCCGCCGCGCTCACTTTCAACGCCGCGCCGTTCACGCTCGATGCGCGGCGCGCTATGGATGGCCTCGTCAACGATGTGCAGGTCATCGTTTATCCGCGCGCGATCAACAGCGCGGAGACGGTCATTGCAGGGACAACGAGTATCCTCACGCTCCCGCCAAAGCTGCCCGGCGGTCCAAGCATCCGACGAGTGCGTCTGCGCTTCCGCGATGCGCAGACGGGGCAGCCCTGCGGCGGCAAGGACCTCGCCGCGCCGCTGGCCTATACTGATTTCACGATCAACGAAACGCGCAAAGGGGACGGCTTCGATTACACCGCGACAGGCGCGGCGACCGTTTCTATCTATAGTATCAAGGCGGGCGAGGTCGTCCTCGAATTCGCGAATTATGCAATCGGTCCGCTCTACGTGATGCGCTTGCAGGTGCGCGGCAAAGCCGTCACGACCTATGACCCCATCGCAGCGCAAGCCAGCGACGCGGCCAGCATCGCCGCCTACCAGACGCATGTGCAGTCCGTCGATCTGCCGCTTTCGGGCGACCTCACCTTCGCGGAGTCGCTCGCGCGCTATCTGCTGGATCGCGGCAAAGCGCCGATTACGCAGGTGCGTTCGCTCGCCATCGCGGATCAGGATGTCCTCGCGGGCGTCTCGCTCTTCGCGTTGAATCTGCTCGATACCGTGCGTGTCACGGATTCACAGACCGCGCTTTCTGCGGC